GTAATCATCAAATAAGTTATAATCTTGACCTTCATCTGTGTCTAATTCAAATACTTCAGCATAAGTTCTGTAATAATCTTCACCTAATACAACTTCAACTTTTGTATTACCAGTAAAGTTTGTAGCCGTTTCTACAAGATTTTCATCACAATATTTTTTAACTCTATCTTTGATAGAATTTAAATATACGTTTTTAGTCCAAGGAACATTTCTGAATATAGTATTGTAAATAAAAAATGTTTCACCATAATCGTTTTCATCTGTAGATGTAAATTCAACACCATAAACTAGATTAATTGTGTTTTGAGATAATTGTTTTCTGTTTTTGTTTGTCATATACGTATAGTATAACAGACTTTTGGCACAATTGCAAGCACTAATTGGAGATAAAAAAGGTAGGGAAATAGAGGGTTTTAGGTAATTATGTTCTTATTTTGTTCTTATTTTGTCTTTGATTTAGGTTTACGACCCATGTAATGTTGAGAAGGTTCGTAGTTCCATCTATGGCCATGATGTCCTCTGATATCAGCGTACCACATTCTTAATCTGACTATGAATTTTCTAATTGGTAATGACATTACTAATCCTATTTATCCTATTTAGACAAATTTAAATCCTGACTAATAAATTTACAAATAAAATATGAATCAGCAATATCTGATACTGGTGATGTGTAATTACATTCAAAGATTTTGAGCAAGTCACAACCAGTTTCTTCTTTAAAGGCTTCAATCATCTTCTCTTTATTTGCATTACCTTTACCAGTAGCAAACTTCTTAACTTGTGCTGGTGCAAGTAAATTGTAACGTAAATCGTTCTTAAATAATTTATACTTTAACAAACCCATGTTTTCAGCAATATGAAATACACGACCAGTTGATGCAAATGAGTAATCTTCTAAATTGATTTTGGGATTTTGATATTTGTCTATAATTTTTAAAAAGAAATTAGATATATTATCATATCGTTGCTCTTCTCTAGTATATTCATCATGTTTAATACCCACAAATTTCACATTACCATGTTTAAATGTATCTGCATACTTTTTTACATTAGTTAGATATAGAAAAGTACAATCATTATACCTAAAATCGTTCTTAGACACGTTAACACATATCGCTGGGCAACTTAAACTATAATCAATTCCAATCTTCATATCTATCTGCTGCTTCACTTAATATATCATCTTCTATTTCTCGTTCATTCATACAGAAAGGACAATATCTTGCCGTAAAATCGTCTTTAGGAAGATCATGTTTAACTACATAATCAGCACTACAATTTTCGCATTTTATATTTTCTTCTACACTCATTACAGTTTAAACCCTTTAAAAGTATTTTTCTCTAAGTCTTGTTTGATACCACCAACTACATAACTCTCTATTTCAGTTTCTTGTGGGGCATTCTGTAAGCCACGACTATTTAACCAGTGTTGTGTCCAAGGTAATGGGTTGTTAGTTGCTGGTTGATCGTATTGAGCTTTTAACCCTATTGATCTTAATCTTTTGTTTGCCATAAATTCAACATATTGATTCAATAGTTTATCATTTAATCCAATCATTGAACCTTGTTTAAACAAATACTTTGCCCAATCTTTCTCTTGTTGAACCGCTATATCATACATTTTATAAACTTCTTGTTCGTTATCTTGCATAACCTTAAGCATTTCTTTATCGTTTTCTTTTTTACGGTAGTTATTAATCATATTTTGAGATACAGCCAAGTGTAAATTTTCATCTCTTGCAATCAATGATATAATTTTAGCACTACCTTCCATAAGTTTAAGTTCACCAAATGCAAATGAACAAGCAAATGACACATAGAATCTAATACCTTCTAATATATTAACATTAATCAATGTGAGGTATAGTAATCTTTTAAGTTCTTTAATATCGCCTTTACCTGTTATGTAATACTTGTGAGCATATTCTATAAATTTATCATATGAATCGGTAACTGTTTTTGCTCTTGCCATAATCTCTGGTGTGTCAATGATAGTATCTAATACTTCGGTAGGGTCTGCATATACATTTTTCATTATGTAAGTATATGATCTACTATGTATTGTTTCACTAAAGTCCCATGCAACTAACATAGATTCTAATTCAGGTAAACTACAAAATGGTAAAAATGCTAAACAAGGACCACGACCTTGTACGCTATCTAATAGTGTTTGATACTTTAGATTAGATGTAAAGATATGTTTTTGTTCAGTAGTTAAAGAACCATAATCGTTTCTATCTTTTTGTAAAGATACTTCTTCAGGTCTCCAGAAGAATCCTAATTGTTGTTGATTTAACTTCTCAAAAATAGGATACTTTTGTTGGTCAAATCTTTGTATATTTGGTTCTTCACCAAAAAACATGGGTTGTTTCATCCAATTTATCTTCTTTCTATTAAAGGTTTTCATTCATCTGACATAGGACACCACGGTAATGGTTCCAGTTCCTCTTGCATTTTTTCTGATTCAGTTTTTTTTCTTTCATATTCTTTACGTGACCTAATATTTTCTTGATTATATTTTGGTTCTTTTTTTTCGTTACCTAATAAATCTTTTATAGGTTTTGATAAATTTTCTACTTTAATTCTTTCGCCTGTAGCAATATCTTTAGATTGTACAGGCCTCACAATCTTCCTCATCATCTTCTTTCTTTTCCTTTGGTGCTTCTTCTACACCGTCATGCCAACCAATTGGATGTACAGGTTCATCTATATCAGATTTTGCGTCATATGTATTCTGATAATATGCTGTTTTCCATCCTAGTTTATAAGTTGTCAATAAGTCTTTTGACATTACTGATAAAGGCACTTCATTGTCTTTATAGTTCTCTGGATTATAACTCCAGTTACCACTTATTGCTTGATCGAAATACTTTTGCATAACAGAAATGATATTAATATATCCTTCGTTACTTTTCATATTCCATAACAATGTGTAATAATTTTTTAATTTATTATAATCAGGTACTATTTGTTTTAAAGGACCTTTTTTAGACTTCTTAACTGATAAGTAATCTCTTGGTGGTTCAACGCCGTTCGTTGCGTTTGATACAACAGAAGAAGACTCACTTGGCATTTGTGCCGATAATGTTGAGTGTCTTAATCCGTGTTTTTTAATTTCTTCTCTTAGACGTTCCCAATCATAAGTATATTTTCTATTAACAATCTCGTCTAATTCTTTTTTGTAAGTATCGATAGGTAAGATACCTTCAGCATATTTAGTCTTTTCAAACCATGTACATTTAGTTTTTTCTTTTGCTAGATTATTACTTGCTTTTAATAAAAAGAATTGAAATGCTTCTGTCACTTTATCAACAATCTTTAATGCAGCTTTACTTTCATAATTTACTTGATTCTTCGCAAGGTAATGTGCGAGTCCAATATATCCTATTCCTAATGATCTTCTAGCCTGTGTAGATATTTTAGCAGCCTCAACAGGATATTCTTGATAATCTATAATCTCATCTAACGCTCTAACAGATAAATCACATAAGTCCTCTAACTCATCAAAGTCTGTTAATAGACCTAAATTAATAGCAGAAAGAATACATAAAGCAATCTCACCTTCTTTATCATCAATATGATTTATAGGTTTGGTAGGTAATGTAATCTCTTGACAAAGATTTGACATATAAATTTTATCTTTAAAAGAGCTGTGTGTATTACAATGGTCAATATTCATAATGTAAATACGACCTGTTTCTGCTCTTTCTTTTAATAAGTCCATAAACAAATCTTGAGCACCTACTGTTGTTTTAGATATAGATTTATCTTTTTCATATTTGATATACATTTCATCAAATTCAGGCATACCAAATGCTTCATATAATCCTGGTACGTTATTAGGTGAAAACAAAGTTATATTTTCATCTCTAATAAATCTTTCATAAAATAATTTAGATAACTGTATAGAGTAATCTAATTTTCTTACTCTATTATCTTCTGTACCTTTATTGTTTTTAAGTACAAGTATATCTTCTATCTCTTGGTGCCATATAGGAAAGTGTACAGTTGCACTACCACCTCTTACACCATTTTGTGTGCAACATCTAACAGTAGCTTCAAACTTTTTAAGGAAAGGAATAACACCTGTGTGTTGTACTTCGCCACCTCTTATTCTACTATTGATACCTCTTATTCTACCTGCATTGATACCTATACCTGCTCTTTGAGCAACATATCTACCAATGGCCATATCACTTGAAAAGATACTTGGTAGTGTATCATCACTATCAACTAAAACACAACTAGCAAATTGTCTAATAGGTGTTCGTACACCTGCCATAACAGGAGTAGGAATATTAATTTTAAATTTACTGATTGCGTCATAATATTTTTTAACAAAACCTAATCTAGTTTCTTTTGGATATTGAGCAAATAAAGTAGCTGCAATCATCATATACATAAATTGTGGTGTTTCAAAAATATCACCTGTGCTTCTGTCTTGTACAAGATACTTATCCATAACTTGTCTTAAACCTGCATAAGTAAATTTATAATCTCTTTCATGTACAATCCACATACCCATTCTATCTATTTCAGATTCAGTATATTGTACTAGTATATCTTTATCATATACACCTTGTTTAATACAGTTTTTAATTTGATCTATGAATTTTGGATGTTCCCATAATCTATGATATAGTTTTTTTCGAAGGGAGAATAATAATAATCTAGCAGCAACGTATTGATAGTTAGGACTTTCTAAACTAATTAGGTCGTTAGCAGACTTGATTAAGATTTGTTGTATGTCATCTGTTTTTATATTATTAAAAAATTGTATACCACTATTCATTTCAACATGAGAGGCACTAACTCCTGTTATGTCTTGGGTTGCATAACCAACCATTGAGTGAATTTTGTCAATATTAAGAGGCTCTGTTCCTTTTCCGTTTCTTTTTGTAACTTGTAGGTCGGAGGTCATTTATATCCTTTTCCAGTTATTGATGCTTTGAAGTGCTGTCAGTCCGCAATGTGTGTTACTACTTATAAGAGCCTGAACTTCAGTTGACGTTATTCCTGATATTATTAAATCATTTATATCTTTGTATTTCAATGTCTTAGGCCATACTGCGACATTATATTTTTTATTCACAGCGTTTATCATTCTTTTTACAATTTCTTTATTACGAGGTTCATTATCAAATACCATAGTGCATTGTTGTGGTTGTATTTTAACTTTAGCGTCAGCACCTGCAAGGGCAATAGCATTATCTAAAAATAAACTATCAATAGGACCTTCTGTAATCATAACAGGTTTATTTAAATCTAATCTATCAAGACCATATATCTTTTCTTTTGTTTCATCAAACTTAATTGTAATATACTTTGGTTGTTCTTTACCAAATGCTCTACCTTGAAATGCAAAAAACTTACCTGTTCTATCGTAGAAAGGTATAACAACTCTAGGGTGATCTTGTCTTAAATCAGTAAATTTATTAGGTACAATTGTATTAGTCCATTCATAAAATTTAGGACAGAAGAAAAACTTATCCCAATGTTCTTTAGGTATTAATCTTTTGTAAACAAATTGTTTTGCTGGGTGAGTTTGTACTAACTTATTAAATGATTCTAATTCAGATAATAATTTTTCATCAGCAGTTTTTGTTTTTAATTCTTTTGTTGGTGTAAAATCAAATTCAGGTTTATCTTTTGTTGGTTTACCATCTTTAAATCTTTCAAAAATATATTCTTTATATAAATTAGGGTCAAGAAATTTAATAAGATTACCTAGTGATTGTCCTACACCACAATTATGGCACTTAAAGAACATATCATTTTTTTTCTTATAAACAAAACCTCTAGCCTTTGTAGATGATTTTTGAGAATCCCCACAATGTGGACATCTAAAGTTAAATAAGTATTCAGATTTTCTTTTAAACTTTGGAAGTCTTGTTGATAATAGATTGATAAATTTAGTATCTATATAACTTGACATAGATAGATTATATCAAATTATTGGTAAAAAGTCAAGCGACTAGTTTAAAAAATCCCAAAAATTGCCACTAGGATTTGACATCATTAGTCCGATAATAATAGAACCGCCAATGATTATCCATCTCCACTTTTCTAATACACCAACTCTTGCTGATAATTGATGTTTCATAGCACGAAGCTCATTTAACATAGTGTTTTCGGATTGTATTTGATGTTCTCTTAATTCTCTACTGTTGGTAGTTATTCTGGAATGTAATTCTTTAAGATCAATATCCCATTCTTTTCTACGAGATTCCAATGTGATAAAAATATCTTCATCTGTTTGTTCTGCTTTGAATATCTTTTGTTCTTGTGAAGCAAGCATTGATTTAAGACTTATAGCACAGTCTGATAATTTACCTATTGCTACTTCTAATCTTTGATGAATTTGCTCACCTGTCTTAGCGTCTTTTTCAAGCAAAGCTATCTTTGTTTGTATTTGATTTAAATCATCCGACATATGAAACCTTTTTTTTCTATTTTACAACCATCAAATCAGTTTCATAATACTCATTATATTTATCTATTTCTTAAACTTAGCAGCTTCTTCTGAACCACCTGTAGCAGTTCCTTTACTATATGAGTGAGCACCCATACCAGCAAGGTCGCCATCTTTAACAATTAGATATTGATTTCTAATTTCTTCTCCATCAAAGAAACATTCCAATATCTCTCTTACACCATCAGCATATCTTGTTTGAGCTGATAGAGATGTACCAGATGTATGAGGTGTCATTCCATGATGAGGCATACTTCTCCAAACGTGATCGTTAGGTGCTGGTTGAGGAAACCAAACGTCTCCTGCATACCCACTTAACTGACCTGATTCTAACGCTCTAGCGATAGCATCTTTGTCGCATATTTTTCCTCTAGCAGTATTAATAATATATGCACCAGGTTTACATTTACTGATTAAATCATCATTAAACATATGTTCAGTTTCAGGATGTAAAGGACAACTTATATTAATCACATCACAAGCCCCTACTAAAGATTCTACTGAATCATGATAAGTTAAATTTAATTCTTTTTCTTTTTCATCTGACAATCTATGTTTATCAAAGTAATGTAGATGTACATCAAACGGTGCCATCTTTCTTAACATATCATAACCTATACGTCCAGCTGCAATTGTACCTACGTGCATACCTTCTACATCATAAGAACGTTTAACTGCGTCAGCAATATGCCATCCGCCTTCATTTACTATTTTATATTGATTGTGATAATCTCTTACTAAAGATAAAATCATCATTACAATGTGTTCAGCAACACTTCTACTATTACAATAAGTAACTTCAACTACATCTATTTTACGGTCAATTGCTGCCTGTAAATCAACGTGGTCAGAACCAATACCTGCTGTGATAGCCATTTTTAAATTTGGTGCTGATTCCATTCTTTTTCTTGTTAAGTAGTAAGGCCAAAATGGTTGTGAGATTACTACATCAGCGTCAACTAATTCTTTATCAGCAACGCAACCTTCAGCGTCTTTATCTGAAGTTACAACTAAAGTATGTCCTCTATCTTCTAAAAACTTTCTTAATCCTAATTCTCCAGATACACAACCAAGTAATTCACCTGGATTAAAATCTCTACCTTTAGGTGTTGGTAGTGTCATTCCATCAGGATACTTTTCTAATTTTGGTAAGTCTTTAACTGGATATGATTTAGGCATTCCATCTTTTGGATCATCATATAATATACATAATATTTTCATTATTCTTTTTCCTTTTTATCTTTCTTTTCAGGTTCATAATATTCTTTATATTGGTCAAGTAAATCATTTGTATGTTTTAAATGTGCTCTTATTTGAGCAAAGTTTTTTGCAATTAATTGAAAGTCTTTATCACTTAATCCAAATAATACTGGATCAAGTCCTTGTTCTTCCATCTTTTGGAATACTTCTTCTGCATTGTCAGAAGTAATAATAATCCACCTCAACTTTTCAAGTTCAGGCATTGTAGGTTTCTGTAATTCTAATTTCTGTCTAGGTTCTTCTAACTTAAATATTTTAAGTTGTTTCTCACCGATTGAACAACCAGTAAGTATTAGAACAGCAATGATACTAATTATTATACGGTACATAGTTTGGATTTGCGATTGACGGACACTCCCTATTGATTTCTGATTTTGTGGTAGCTTTGATTTCTTCTTTAGTAAGTGGTGAACCACCTGCTATCTCTACACAACGGATTGCTTTATCACTTGCACCATTAATTATTCTTTGTATTGTTTCAGTCTTTTCTATGGCAAGTTTACCAAAGTCACGACCTTTTTTATTAAATCTTTTATCTAAATCATCTAAATCTTTTTTAAGAGCTGAAACAAGTTCGTTCATCTTGTTGTTTGCTTTTAAAATTTCTTTAAAGTCTTCTTGTTGTTTAGCAATGAGTTCCTTTTGGGAACTCACCGCTTCTTCTAATTTGATTTGATTTGCTTTTAAAATAGCATTATCGGAACGTAGCTTCATTACATACATACCTGCACCTGCAAGTCCTGTAATCATAACAACCACCATCGCCATTTTTAAATAACCAAACATTTTATTTTACTTCCAAAATTTTAATAATTTAATACCAGCAGCTATGTCTTCGAATTTCTCGTTGACATACCAACCTAGCATAAAACCTAATATTATTCCTATTGTAAAAAACATTAATTTCTCCTATTTTTTTTGAAGTTTTGCTACTTGTTCTTCTAGTTTATTTATTTTTCTTGTTAGTGTGGGAAACTTTTCCATTAACTTTTCTTCTTTAGATAATACATTTAAATCATATCTTTTTGCAGCCCAATTATAACAAGTATCTACTTTCTTGTAAAACCATACACCCATTTTAGTTTTCTTAAACCAACTATTTGTGGATTGGCCAACTATAGCACCTACGATAGATTTAATTAAAAAGAACCACATTAAATATTATCCTTATTAGGTATAATAGACCATCTACCAAATAAATCAACTGCTTTCCAAGCACAATATATTTTCCAATTTGGCACTTTAGGGTCTGCGTCTTTCATTCCCATAAGAAAAACTTTATCAGCAATATTTTTAGCGTTCTTAACTAGTTCTTTATCTTCTGGTAGATGTTGACTTTTCTTAAACCAACGATAGCCTCTAATTTTTTTATATAGTAAATCATGTATGATAGCAGCTCTTGCTACATCCCAAGGAGCTATGATTGCCCATGCAGCTCTTGGTACAGAAGCAAGGTCAGTTACAAATCCTTTACCTACTGTAATAGTACCATTCTTAATATCAACATTAACATGAGTTAGATAACTTTGTTCTACTTCTGTTAAGTCTGCTTTATATCCTAAAGGTTCTTCCATAATCCATTTTCTTGGTGGATTGTATTCTGCTACTATTTTATTTGTAAATTGTCCCATTTTATTTTTCCAATTTTGATATTCTTTTAGAGTTTATCATACCCATTTTATTTTTAAATGTTTCTCTTTTCTTTAGTGGAGTTGCATTAGTTAATGCTGGTACAGGTACAACATCTTCCTTTTTCTTTAAAGAACGACCTATATTTAAAGAGCCACCAACGTCTTCTTTTTTTCTTAAAGGTCCGCCTTTATTTAAAGAACCAACACCTTTTAAATAACTTGTAGCAGGTACTTGAAGTCCCATAGCATATTCTTTAACAAATGATTCGTATGTTTTAGACATTAAGAGCCTTTTACCTGTTTAGCAAGATCACTATCTGCCTTACCCCATGTGCCAGGACTCTTAGTTGTGAAAGAATTAACTCTCGCAAATGCCCATTGTTGAGGTGTAGTACCAGGTCTATGACCACCTTTCCATGCAGCCATTCCTCTATCATAAACTTTTTTAAGAATACCATACGGCATACCTGTTTTCTTTGCTTTAGTTTCTAAACCTTTAATCTTTTCATCTAATTTACCTTCACCATACATCTGTTTAAACTTGTCTGTAAATTTTGAAGGTTTTGTTTTTGCCTTTTTATCAGCAGGTGATTGTTTATAGGCAGACTTATCACTATCAGATTTTTTACTACCTTTTTCTAAATGCTTATCGTGTGCCTTTTTATCTTTATCAGATAATCCTGACACATACTTTTTAGGTTGTTTTGTATCTTTATCTTTAGGTACAGCAGCACCTTCTGATTGTAGAGCAAGTTCTTGTAATTGATTTGCTCTTTCTTTAATCTCGTCTTTTGGATATTCTAAATCAGGAATAGCTCTATCAATTGCTTCTTTGATACCCATTCTTCTCATTAGTTTATCTTGTAATCTTTTTTTCTTCTTCACAACAACAGTAGAAGAATCATCACCTGTTCCTGCGACAGCAGTACCAGTAGCGTTAGCAGGAGTTTCTTCTTTAAAGTTTAAGTCGTGTTTAGTAATTGTGATGTCTTTTAATCCATCTCTTTTTAATTGAGCAGCTTTATCGTCTGCATCTTTTTTATTAGGATATGCTACTGCAAATCTTTTTTTATTACTTGGGTCTAAGAATCTAACAGCAAAACCTGATGTAAATTTTTCATCTACATCTTGCTTTTTAAGATACTTATTTAATATGTCTTTAAAATTCATTTAAATCCTCAGTAGTTAAGTAAGTGTTTTTATATTTGAAAACATCATATCCCATAATCATATCTGTTTTCTCTTTAAAGTTAATTACCTCACCACTATTTATGACAATATCACCTTCTAAATCATAAACATCACGTTTTACTGCGTATTTGCCTTCTGTTAAAGGTTCGCCATAGTTTTCATTTATATCAAACTTAAAACCTTGTTCTTTTATATGTTTGTAAATTTCTTTTTCTATTGCAGGATTGTAATTGTTTTGTTCTTTTAAAAATGCGATTGCGGCAGCAGCTGAAGAACCTAGTGGTCCTCGTATTCCTACTTTTGATAATAGTCTTTTGAGATTAAATACAAAGCGAATTAGCAAAGTATATGATTTCCTTGCTTCTGCTCTTTTTCCTGAAGGGATTGATTTTATGAAATCTTTTGATTTAATTAAAACTTTACCTTTATCGTCAATGATACCAAGTTTATATGCTTTGGTTTTTTTGAAAGGCGTAACTAATAGTTTTAATAATCTGTAAGCGATTATGGCGTCTATAACTCTACCCATTTATATCCTTTTTAATTCTTCCATTACGTTTTGATCTATTTTTATATCAATAAGATCCTTTTCAGGCATATAATTTAAAAAGATAAGAATAGTTTTTAATATACTCCAATGTTGTTTATCGATTTTAAAAAACAATAACGTAGTTGAGGCATCTATTCCGAACATATTTGACAGAACAATTATATGGTTAATAATTAGTCTTGACTTAAATTCTTTAGATATATCATACTTTCTAAATAATCTTTTCAGATATTTAAAACGTTTCATGTCGTCTTCAAATTCTTGTCTATCAATATCTGAAGGATTGTTGTAATGCCTTTTAGCAAATACCTCAATAGTTTCAGGTGTTAATATCTTAAAATCAAACATAATTTATTCACTTGTATTAATGTAGGTAGTAATATTATTTTAAACTAGCAAAAACTTTATATTGATTGTTCTCTTGTTTTTCCCAATTAAATTCAATTTTTAATCCACCATCTTTTTTATGAGAAATACCATCACCGTCTTCTATCTCTTTACCTTTTGACATAGGACCATTTGAGTTATCAGTAGTCTTTCCATATCTTCCGCCAAATTGTGTTAATTCAACAGTTGTTTTTCCTTTATCACCAGTAATTTTTGGTTCAATAAAGTTTAATCCTACTATGCCCAATTTATTATTCATTTGTTTCATAGCAGCTTCTGGTTGTAAATATTCTCTATCAGCAAGAGCCCCAACATATCCATTTAATCTTTGTACTACTTTTTCGTCTTGTACATTTATTAAATGTTTATTATCATCTTCGGCTGATGTGTGAGCAAATCTGTCTGTATATGCTTCGTCAAATTGTTTAAAACTTTTCATTTCTTTTTCCCTTTTTTTGATGTTTTCTTAACTTCTTCTTCATCAATTTTTTCAGCCCAATCTTTCGCTGGTGCTTCAACAACGTTAGGGTTTTCTTCTAATATTTCTGACAGCACATTTGATTTGTCCTTTTCAACGTAAGGAACTCCACCTGCACCATATCTTATTTTATCTGTCATTTTTTCTCCTTATGAAGTTGCAATATTTAAAGCTTGTTCTTTTTCTTTAGGCATTGGTTTATCTTTATCTTCTAGTTGTTTTAAAAACAAATCAACTTGTTGACTTGCGCCGCCTAAAGCATTCAAATTATTTTTCATACTTTTAACTTCTAATTCTTTTACGTTAATCTGTTTAACAAGTGTTTCGTAATCTTTACTAATTTCTTGTTTTCTAGTTAACAATTGTTCTTTTGATATAGTCATTTTTTCTCCATTATTTAAATTTAGTTATGGAGGGGACGAATCCCCTCCACATAAAGTTTATTAACAATTCTAAACTCCTAACAATTACTGACTAGTCAGCAGCTGTGTGGAATGTAGGAATCGCAGCAGATGTAACATAACCTGTTGCAAGATATCTCGTAGCAGAAACACCAACAAAAGTTAAGTCATAATCTACAGGTACGTGAACGTTTAAGAAATCATCTTCAGTCGCAGTTGCAAAAACTCCAAGAGCTTTTTGACCGTTAGTGTCTGAAGTAATTGTATCGTGAAACGTTAATCCACCTTGGAAGAAACAAGAACCTGCTGTGATTTGGAATTGAACATCATGTCCGTCTGCAGCCGTTAAATCAGTAGATACTACTCTAAAAGTTAGACCAGCAGTTGCAGTTGGTAATGTTATAATTCTATCAGCAGATACGTTTCCTTGCATAACTATTCTTCCACCGTGTAAAGTAGCAGTCAATGCTAATGCAGCGTCAGCATTAGAAACAGGAACACTTAAAGCGTCTTCCATTTCAGCAATAGTTACTTTTTTGTTTATCGGCGTACCAGAAGGATCATCAACAACGTGAATTAAATCTTCTCTCGCTGTAGCTGTTCCTAATGAAGTTAATGCCGTTATTTTTTTATCAGCCATGTTTATTATTCTCCATTTATATTACCCCTTATGTATTCGGGAAATGTTAGCCCATACATTGATACTATCTCGTAAGGGATCAATTGCATAGGATCCTAAAGGACCCTATACGATTATTTATAATAGTTTTTCAACTATAATTATGTAGTAGTCACTCCGTTAAGTACAGAAGCACTTCCTGAAGTTGATCCAGCTTGTGTTACCACAATTAAACCAGCAGCGTCAGTAGTAAATTCCTCAGCACTAAATCCGTCTGTTCCGTCAGTTTCATTGATGATTTTAGAAGAACCATCTTCCTCTAACATCATTACTCTTCCAACTTGTGTATCAACACCAAAACCAGTTCTATATGCCTCAGTTCCGATAACACTTGTAGCACCATCAGCACCTTCCAATGAAACGGAAGCAGAATTAACTTCAATTTTTTCTGCAGCATTTGATTGTAGATTTAGTATTATACCATCCGCAACTGTAACTTTTTCACTAACAGTAAACTCAGTTTGATCTTCAACTGCTGTAATTGTAAGTGTATGGTCTGTACTAACATCTGTATTTGCAGAATCGTCTGTAATTGAAGCAGCACCACCTTTAACAGTAACTACTTGTCCAACAGCGATAGTAGAACCAGAAACAGTATCAACTACAATAGTTGTAGTTGCTGTTGTGATTGCACCATTAATTGTTGCAACTGTACCATCTGAACCATCTAATAGAATTGAATCATCATTTGTTTCATCTCTAAAACCAAAAACTGTTTCACTATCAGGATCTTGCATAGTAGCAGTTCCGTTTAAGTGAATGTAACCATCAGTAAATGATAAGAAACCGTTAGCAGTAGTATTTAATCTACCTCTAAAAGTTAGTGTGTTAGTTCCTGTTCCTGAGTAGTATTGACAAGCAACAGTACTATCTTGTGCCATGTCAGTCGCACCTAATTCAGATAACAGAATATATGCTTTATTCGTAATTGTTTGGTTAGCAGTTGCAGCCGCACTTGTGACTGTAATTGCTTCATCAAACGTTAGTACCAAATCAAAATCAGCAGCATCAGCATAAGCAGCAGCTGTGTAATCGATTGATAGTAAGTTAGCAGATTCAGTTTCAACCGATAAGTTTCTAATAGCAATTAAAATTTCTGGGTCAGCACTAGTATTATCATTACCAGTTGCAGCACTTGCTACACCAGGTTGAAAAACCCATCCCTTTTTAGTTGCAGTAACAAACTCACGAGAATATCCACTATTCGAGTCCATAGGTAAACTTTTAGGTCTACTTTCTGCGTTACTCGTTTTTCCCCATATCGCCATTTTATCTCTCCTTATTAATAAGTTTTTAATCTTGTATTTTATTTGTTTTCTTTGTTAATTAACGCTACTATTTATCAAAAACCTAATCTCTTAAGCTCTTTAATTGTCTTTGAAGCACTAGTGTGTAGTATACCTATGCCTCCAGCGGCTTTAAATTGATCTACATTTTTAGGAAAGTCATCAATTATTATTGCAGGCTGTCTAGTTCCACCACTTTTCATTGCAAATTTACTTTTATCTTTACGTCTTACTAGGTTAATTCTGTTTGTATTAGACATACTAACATTTCTTCTTAACCATTTTAATTTACCTGGTTTACAATTAGGATCGTCAGGTGTATATGCAGATAAAATATGCGGCTCAAATCTATTTATATATCCCCATAATTGTCTACCTCCTGGCATCCATGTCATATCTGACCAAAATTTAGGTGTATTTGCAATTACATCCCAATGTTTAGCAGCACCAGCTTGAGTAAATGTTACTCCTGTTGCTTTTTTAGCAGCAGTCATAAAATCACAAAGAACACCATCCATATCACAATAGATACGAGTTTTTAGTCCTTTTGCTTCTCTATAATAATTCTTATAATCTATCATTAGAATTTTCTCCTAATGTAGGTTTCCAGAATTAGTTCTCATACCACCAGAGAAATTACCTATATCTGCTTCTGGATTGATTTCTATTTTAGTTTTGCCACCTACTTTAATTTCTTGTTTTTTCTTTGATTGTACAAGTGTTTTAGCATCTACTTTTTTATCTAATATTGCATTTGCTAATCCTGTTCTTAAAGGCACTTCACCTGTATCTTTATTAGGTTGTGGCTTAACTACTTTATTCTTTTCATTTTCTAATTTTTGTTTAATAAGAGCTAGATTAGATAAAGCAGCTTGTAATTGTTTTTCTATAGCTTCTGGATCTTTTTTAGGTTCTTTATCAGTTGAAACTTTTTTATCATCTGCTTCTTTGATAGTAGGATCGTTTTCAGCTTTTCTCATATAATTTTTCTTCATTCTTGCTTTCATAGCTGCTCTCCAAACAGAACCTTTTTTAGTAGATGTATTAGCACCATCTTTTTCTTTTAGTTCAGATTCTTCATTTGCTACATCTGGATTATTTTCCATATAGTGACCAACGGTATTCATATAATCTTCAGCAGTAGTAATTTTAGATTGAACCCATGCTTCAATATTATAGTCAGAACCTTTTGCTTCTAATAATGGAATAAGTTTAGTAGCATATTCATTAATTGTTTTTAACTGACCGATAGCCATAGAAACCTCGTAGTCTTCTTTGACTACTTTAGGTGTTCTAACTTCTTTCATTGCTTCAGCAAATGTTTTTGTATATCTTGTCATTATATTCCTTACTTAATTAAACCTCTTGCTTTTAATACTGCTTCCTCTAATGAACCAGGTTTTGTTTGTAAGTATCTACCATGATTTTCTTTTTTCATTGTATTTTTCTTTGAAGCCATCATAGCATATTCTTTAGCAACTTGATTTGTCGTATATTCTCTATGTGATTTATCAGGATGTACTTTATTACAATCATGGTCTTCTGTCATTTTCTTATCTGCTTCTATTTTCTTATGAGGTTCAGATTTTGCTGGTGCGTCTTTAACTTTAGACATATCAGCGTCTGTTTTTTCTTTTTGATCTCCACCTTCGTGAGCAGTTTTATTAGAATCTTTTGCAGTAACTTCAGGTTTAACGTGAGAGTCTTTACCTTTTTCGTGATCTTCTTTTTTCATTGATCTTAATTTAGCAAAATCTTTACCGTCAATATCGCCATCTTTATCTTTATCTAATTTCTTTTGACCGCCTACTAAATCTTCTTTTTTATCTTGCGATTTCTTTAAAGCGTCTAAAGCTGCTTTAGGCATTTCACCTTCTTTAACTTCTTTTTTATCACCTTGTTTAGCTGCAATTGCTTTTTGTAATGCAGGTGGTAATTTCTTTTGACCTGCTGTTAATTCTTCTTTTTTAGTTGATTCTTTTAAACCATCTACATATTTAAAAAATGGTTTTTGATCTTCTATTTTTAATTCAGCTAGAGAACTAATTTTGTAATGCTCCATAGCAGTATTTAATCTTATTTTATATGACTCATTCATTGTTAGTACTCCTTTTAATTTATCTTCTCCGATAGATAATTTCTTTTTGATTTGATTTGTAGCAGTTGCATATCGAACAGCGTCACCATCTTTTCCATATCTTTTAATAAAGTCGTTCTTTGGCAATTCATCTGCTTGTTTATGTACTTGTTTAGTTTGTGATTTTGTTAAGTCCGCTTCTTCTAATTCTTCTCTACCTTGATTTTCAACTCCTGAAACTTCAATAGCATTTTCGTCTTCAATAGCATTTTCATCTTGATAAACAGATTCAGTCACTGGCATTTTTAATTTTATCATTCTTGATAATGCAAGACCAGATAAGAAAGGTATCTTTTTCTTTCTTATAGCGTTTAAAGAACTAGCAGGAATTCCATCTACCATCTTACCTAATTTTTTAGCATTGGCAAGCGATATAGTTTTATCTTTCATAACACTATATGCTTTTGCAAGTCTTTCAATTTGATCTGTACTAAATTGAGTTTCATTCAATAAAGGAGTAATAAAATCTAATTCTTCTTGTTCTGTTTGTAAAGCTTTTTTCAATGATTTTGCTTGTTTGCCATGTAAAGACATTGCCTTGTCCAAACCTTTAACAACATCTTTCACTTTCTTTTCATCATCTTTATTTAAATCTTCTGTTTGTTGTACTTCATCATTGATTAAATTAGAAATGTGTTTAATATTTGCTTTTTTGAGATCCATTCTTGTGAAGGCATCATATTTTTTAACCATGTCTTTAACACCTTGTGTTACATCTGAAGCTGTTTTGTCTTTCCAAGTATTTTTAATAGTAGCAATCTGATCTTTATTAAGTTTACCTTTATAAGCATCATAAGCATCTTCCATAACAGGTTCTCTATAGATGTAATTTTTACCAAACACGGCATCAACAAGTTCTTCTTTGACACAATTAGGAACCATTCGGTCACCTTTCTTTTTCATGCCAACTTTTTTGTAACCTACCCAACAAGCTTCTGTAATATCTTTAAAAGTTTTAGTCATTTTTTTTTATCTCTTTAAGTTGTTTTTCTAAAGACTTAATTTCTT